GACCGCCCTGGCATCCTCTGCCATCACGCAGACGTCTGCATTGGCAGCGCTCAGAGCGCTGGTGCCGCCGCACACGCCCAGCACAACGGCGACCTGCGGCACAACGCCGGACACCTTTGCGATGGTGGCATTCAGCCTGGCGCTGGCAGTCAGCACATCCAGGCCCTCGGCCAGCTTTGCGCCGACGGAATCATAGAACGTGACCACCGGGCAGCCCGTCTGGGCAGCCAGCTCCAGGACTTTGATGTTCTTCTCTACATCTTTGACGGTGACAGCCTCGCCGTTCTGGAAAACAGCGTAAGCCTGCTGGCCAGCCGCATAGCCGCTGGCAGCGCTCACTGCGCCGTCTGCAAACAGCGCGGTGTACTCCCCGTCATCGAAAAACTTGGCGAGGATTTCTCCTTTGGTACTCTTTGAAGCCATGGTAAGACCTCCTGCTTTTCTGTGTGAACTTTCAAAATTAGCTATATTATACCCTAAAATTTGAGAATTTTCAAGACGTTTTATGCAAGTCTATATATTCCTATATTTTACGGTATATCGATAATATAAAAGTTTCATTCCAAAACGGAATCTATGCAAATCTATATAACTCTATACAGTTTAAGCTGTTCTGGTGTCAAAATTGGTGTCAAAAACTAGGCTATAGTTTTTCTAAAATCTTCCAATGCAGTTTCTTTTGACGCATGAGCATATACCGAAAGAGTCATATCGATGGTTGAATGGCCCATTAGATATTGAACAGATTTTGGATTAAGCCCACTATTTATCATCCTGGTACAGAACGTGTGCCGCAGTGTATGTGGTGTAATATGTGGAAGCTTTTCATCGTGGCGCAAATTATATGCGTTTATTATTCTTGTAAACAGCTGTGTTAGATCTTTGCCACAGAATGGCCTTCCACGATTTGAATAAAACAAAAAACCGCTATAGCCATCAATCTCTGTTGCGTTCTGACGAATGGTTTTATTTGACAAAAGCCTTTTGAAAGCGTCATATGCGCCTTGAGTAAGTGGAATGGTTCTATTTCCGCTTTTTGATTTTGGCGATTGAATATGATATTTTTTCGTTACGTCCCACAAGAGTTGATGGCTTATAGTAAGTGTTTTATTGTTCAGATCTACATCGTTCACAGTAATTCCACACAACTCGCTGGCTCTAATTCCAGTTTCATACAAAATCACAACTTCATCCAAATGCTTTTTATATATGTTGCTTTTTGACATAAAACCAATTAACGATATATATTGTTCATTTGTTATTGGTTGCTTCTCTTCTGCGTCATTAGTTATTACTGATGACAATTTGAATATAAACGGATTTTTTGGAATAATATCTTCATCATAAGCATCTTGGAATGCAGGACGCAAGATTGACAAAGTATTGTTTATAGTTCCATAACAATAACCTAGTGCGCTTATATCCTTGACATACTGTTTCGCATCTAACACTTTTATACTACTTATTTCTTTGTTCCCAATTGGATGATTCTTTATTAGATTCAAATAGTATTTTTGAGTATTATACGAACCAGACTTTAATGCTGCACTATGCAACTCAGTATATTTTCGTGCAAGCTGATATACTTTTATTTTCCCTTTTGAAATATCGATACCAGAATCTATGGACTTTTGCAATTCCACCTCTTGTTCTCTCAAATTTTTAAGATTGTCAGAATAGATATAATGCCGTTTCCCATATTTATCCAAATATCGATATTGATACCGACCATCTTTACGTTGACTCTCGCCCTCCTTTAAAACTCGTCCTTTATCATCTTTTCTTCTTTCCATAATAGAACTCCTTACATTATATAAAGAGCTCCAATGTGACATCTCGATTATATCACACTGGAGCCGAAGTTTCAAACAGAATATGCTTGTTCTATGTATCTTTCAAACGCTTTTCGTTTAACAAGTTGCTTTTTACCAACAAACATTATAAACGGGCAATTTCTATCTTGGAGAAGTTCACGTATTTTACATTGGCCGATATTTGAATAAGCCGCAGCTTCTTCTATTGTCAATGCCGCTTTCTCCCAGATTGGAACTTCTTTCATTCAATCACCTTCTCCATCTTCTCTTCCCCATATTTAGCCACACATACATTATATAAGAGCATGGCACGGGTCATAAGGCCAACTCCGCCGATACGAGGGGTCACTTTGATATTATTCATCTTATAGATTTCATCAGCGCAGTCTCCATGTTGCTTTCCGTTTTCGTCGTAATTGATACCAACGTCGATACACACTTCGACACGATCAAGACCAAACGGTGTGATGAAATTGCGTTTGCCCACAGCAGAGATAATCGCATCGACCATTTCAAACCCAAGAGCAGTAGCCTTTATAGCAGAGCCAGTGCTATTTACAGAAATCACGTTACAATGCCGCTTAATCAGCATATCAACCAACGGGCGACCTACGATATCAGACTGACCGCACACGAGTACATTCTTGCTATCCAGATCGTAACCGATAGAGTCAAAAATCTTCATAACGCCGAGCGGAGTACATGGCTGAAATTTGGATGTGGAATTAAAACCATCAACGTCAAGTTCATCTGGAATACAAATATTTTTAGGATTGATATGTTTTGGCAACGGAAGCTGAACAATGATACCGTCCACATAATCCCAATTATAATCTTCTAAGATCTTGTTGTTCAATTCATCTTCAGTAATATTTTCTGGCAGCTTGATAAGCTCCGCTTCGATTCCAACCTCTTCACAGTCACGCAGCTTTCCGTGAATATAAGCGTTGGATGCAAGGTTGTCCCCTGCTTGATAAATATGTAAAACAGGAGCGTAGTCGTCTTCTGCGATAATATTCTTGATTTTATTTTTGATATCTTGTGCGATAGATTTGCAGTCAATAATCATTGCGAGCCTCCTTTATAAAACCCTAATTCATTCGTCATTTTTGAAATTCTCCGTAGTATCCTTATACCCACAGTCTTTTAGAGCTTGGCAATAAGTTTCAAGACAATTCTTATCTACAGGCAGCCTGCTCCACATACGGCAATATCCATCGATACGTTCATAGTCGTGCGCAACAACTATGAGATTGTTTATCACATAAAATTCTCCGCGTTCAATCATAATTCACAACCTTATAAAGCCCTAGTTCTTAAAAAATAAGCTTACGCTGATATTTATTTAAAACTTCCTGAATCTCATCAACAAAACTTTCAACAGCTGAATCCGATTTTTCTTTCTGATATTCTTCCACAGAATCTACATCAATGTCGATATTGATTACGTCATTATGATATGGCTCGCCAGTCAAATCGATTCCATAGTTGATTTCATCAAACGGAGCCTCATACCAGTTACCGTTTTCTATATTAACAACCCCAAATGTCAATTCAGTATTTTCATTATAGCCTATTTCATTCAGCTTTTTGATAAGCTCTACAACTTTCATAATCAATCTCCTAAAACATACATTTTAATCGTCAAAAACTTCTTCTCGCAGAACCGGTTCATCGTGGCTCTCTACACGACTGCCGCATTCTGGACATTGTGTTTGATAAAACAAAATCACATTCAATGACCTTGGAACAAGAACGCCTTCTGAATCAGACCAAAATTCACAACCACAACCACATTTAAAATGATATGCAAGTTCTTTTGGTGCTCGCTTATGTTGAATAATCTTAATTGCCATCACTCTTCTCCTTCGCTCAAACTTTTTAAGACTTTCTGAATCCTATAGTATCTACCTAGCGGTGTTTCAAAAATAGCTCTCAGCCGCTCAAAAAGTGTTGGTTTGCCGAATACTTCATTATAATCTGCAATATCGATTTGTTTAGCAGTCTCGCCACATTCAGGGCAAGCGTATCGCAACTCAAAATTAGCAGCTGTGGTATAATAGTCTTTGTAGATTGAATCAAATGTGTCGTCGGCATAAAAATCACAATGACAACAAGGACATTTAAACTCGATAGCAAATTTCTGAGGTTCTGGCTCATGGCCGTGCTTGACAATCTTAACAGCCATCTGGCACCTCCACGGTAAAAATAGTTTTAGTTGCTTCTTTCCAAGAAATAAACTCAGATCCAGCAACTTCCGCTCTACACACATAGCACGCAATCACATTATTCTCAGGAATGTCCAAATCAGGATTTTCAAAAGAAGCCACTCGAATCTTAGTTGTACAA